GGTTACCAGTGATCCGTCGGCCACCCTAAAGTCCCAATACCTAGTTCCGTTGGCCACTAGTGAAATTGAGTCGAGTGAATTATTTGTGGAATCGAGAAAAAAGATTCCAGAATCCTCATGCTGATAGAACGAGAATGCGGGTGCGGTATTGGTTCCGTACGGACCAACAAACGCCGTTTTTACATAAGCCTTATTAAAACGATCAGCTCCTGATTTCCCGAGCGACATCCCGCCATCTGTGGCGGATGCAATGACGGTGCCGGTGATGTCGATCAATCGACTGTTCGCCATCGAAATTGAAATCGAATCATTCGCGTCGTTTGTTTGATCAAGAAAGAATAGGCCGCTGTTCTCGTGCTGGTAGAAGCTGAACGCTGGAGCAGTGTTCGTTCCGTATGGACCGACAAACGCCGTGCGAACGTATGCCTTGTCGAATCGGTCCGCGCCAGAAGCGCCCAGGCTCATTCCTCCATCGGCTGCTGCTCCAAGCTTTGTGGAAGTTATGTCGAGTTCTCGTGTTCCACCAATCCACATTGAAAGCTGTCCGGATGCGCTGCGCCCAAAACCACTGTCTTCATACCGAGACTTGAGCGGCGGAAGATTGCTTACTCCGTCATCTATGGTCAGGTTTCCTGTGTTTACCTGAAGCGCGTTTACTACGTTCCCGACAGTGATTCCTCCGTCAACCTTTAGCGATCCTCTGACAGATGCTCCACTGAATGTGGCAAGCGTCGCGTCGGCCAATCTTCCATATCCGAACGGAGATGGATGGATATCGTCTCCAGAATCAACTTCCGGTAGGAATGCGTAAAGGTTCGTGAGAACCGACGAATAACTAGCGTTATACGTATTCATGTAAGGCTTCGTCGGAGCCAGTACAACAGTCGTCGAATACGAAGCCGAAACCAAACTTGAAAGCGCTGAGTTATACGTGTCGATCAATGCCAGGTTGCCGCTTGAAAGATCGTCTCCGGAGAACATCATGTTCACAACCGGGACGACGTTGGACGAAATGCACGCGTCGAAGATCACCCGCCAAGCGTTTGTGAACTGCGTTTGAGTTGTACTGCCAGTGACGTCGTTCCGTCCTACATGGAAGAATGCGTATCGAGGCTTTAGGTTTAAGACGTCCCGGGTCAATCGATTAGAGACGCCCATACTGAAAGGGTTCGATGCGTTAGCGGGATCGTATAGCTTGTTACCACCAATGCCCATGTTCTGGTATGTCCAGCCAAGTGCAGTCGCAACTCGATTGGGCCACGAGTTGGTTATGTGCGTAGCTGTGCTTGCCTCAAGAAATGAGTAGTGCTCAACGTTGGAGTTGATGCCGTGACCAGCGGCGATGCTGTCTCCGATGAATACGGCCATTGGAGCAGCCATTAAAAGCTCACAAACAAAAGCCCTGGATGTGGCTGCTGTCTGGCTTGTCCATGCGTACCCTGTAGAAGATGGAGTAGATCCGTCTACGTAGTAGATCGTCGGTGTGGTTGACTGAAAACCTGTCGTTAGGGTGTGAAAATTCTGAACCGTGAATCCTCCTGAAATGGCTTGGATTCCATAGAAATCACCCTCGCGAACATCCGCAATCGTCGATGAGAACGTTACTGTATTCGTCGCTCCCGCTGAAATCTGCGAATCGATATCCTCACTTCTCCCAACCAGATCATACGTTGATCCATTATACCTCCAAACGCTGATCTTCAGGCTAGTGATTCCAGTCGTTGCTGGGATGTAGAATCTTGCTCCGAGGACGGTTCCGTTCTGCCTGATCCGAAAGTCTTGGCCAAGTTGGATAAACTCCCGGCTTGTTCCGCTCGTGGCGCCAAAGTTTGCAGATCCGTTGGTTATTGAATACGCTGTCGATGGAGCAACATTGACCCAATTTGTATTGGCCACCAAAGCTCCAGCGAATGAACTGACAAGAGACGTTGACCTAATTGGATCTACGCGATCCGTCGCAACGTAGATCGAACTAGCCTTGCCGTTCGTGATGTAATTTAACCCATCGTGAGCGTTCGTGATTACGCTGCTGGAAAACTCAGTGAAGAAACGAGGCTTTGGCCAGAGGATATTTGTCGCTTGGTTTAGTACCTGAACCGTTTCTCCTGTGACAGGCTTCCTAGCTATTAGATCGGCCATCGTGTCTAAGACACGAAGCTGGCTTGAAGATTGACCGAACGAAGCAACAGCTAAAAACAGTAGAGCTATGACCGCCGTCGTTTTCATTGCCTTCGTTCCCAAATTCTCGTTCCGCTAAGATCGGTAACCCAATCCACCCCCTCCGTTCCGCTGTCGTCAGATCCGGTTTCAAACCATCCGGTTTCACCGTTCCCATCAGCTCCAATAAACAGGAGAGACGCGTCCGTGTTGACAAGCGCAAGTTCTGCGAGCGTTGCGAAGTAGGCAATCGCAGGATTCGGGATATTCTCCGGAGATGTGGTCGCTATGTCGTGGAACGCGTACGTCGAAGAGGTGTTTGGTACGCCAAGGAAGACTTCATTGAACTCCGATGAAACCCGCCATCGTACTCTGTAGATTCCCTCAAGAAGCGTTGTAGAAAACGCGCCGGTTGTTGCGTGTGTTGTTACGGTGATTCGGCTTCTGCTAGTAACGTAACTGGTCCTGCAATGAGGTCCGCCGTAGAGTTCAAAATACATCGAAACCGACGTTGCCGCCGAGTTGTCGATCTTCTTAAGGGTGTCTGCGACGGTTGCCATTGTATTAGTGCCGGCGGCTGGAAAACACACTAACCAGCCGCCGGCTTTGCGCTTTGCACACTATCGCTCAGACATGTGCTTAACGAAGTATTTGAACGACGACACTGTCAGCAGGTTTGCATCTCCGCCTGGAGCAGCGATGGATTTCAGGATGAGATACGGATAACCAGCAACAGAGATGTTGGTTGTGGCCACCTGGGAGGTCGCCACGGCGGCGCGAATATACGACCATGACACGGTGTCGGCATCACTTGCATTAACCCCGTCAACGGATTTCTTAAACGTGACGGTGATCGGGATGACGTTTGTTGCATTGCTTTGCGAGAACACAAGCGCAACTGCTACGTTCTCCTGCTTCCGGACATCCATAACCACCGTTTCGGCGGTCGTGTAGCCGTTGGTTACAACGCTAAATGTGAGCGTCGGTGATTCGACTCCCTGCGCCGACGCCGAATAGACGCCGACAAAGAGGAGCGTTACTGCGAACAGAATGCGGATGATGGTCTTCATTGCTTGTTTGATGTGAGTTTAACTTCGGTTTCTTGGCGGCGCTTCTCGATTTCAGATGCCTCGTCTTTGATCTTCTTCGCCTCTTCGGCGAGAGCCTTGGACTTGGCTTCCTTGTTTTTCCAACGAGCGACGGAGACCGCCTCGAGACCGTTCTCGCTATGGAGTTCCAGCACTGCCCATCCGTCCGGATGTACGGACTCTGCGCGGTGCGCGTAAAACTCACGACGAACCTTGTCGTCGTCCTTTTCAGGACCAATGAGGAGCGCCGACTTGGCCGGCGCTCGCACATCGTCCTTCGCGATTACGAAGGCTTTCATGGTTACGCAGACTTGAGCATGCGTCCGGCAGTCGCGTCGGTAACGGCGGCAGCCATCACGACGTCGAGAGTGAACCAGTCGGAGCGGGTCGCGGTATTGTACCACGAATTACGCTGAACGCTCACTCCATTGGGAGTGGCGATGACGGTCTGAGTGAGGCCAGCGCCGGCAGCCGAAGGCGACGTCAGCGGAACTCCAGCCTTAAAGGTGATCGCCTGCGGGTGGCAGAAGAATCCCTGAGTGTTCGCGGTGGCTCCAGTCCAGTGGTCATTCGGGATGAGCCCATTCCATCCGATAATGCCGTCGGAAAGTGGGTTGAACCCTTCGCGGGTGGTTGGAAGAAGCTTGGCGATGTAGGCCGAAGCCAGCACCGCGTATTTCTCGGATGCCTTAGCCAGCGAACCCCAAATGGTATTCAGGTCGGAGAACCCAAATGCGCTGGCGGCGATTGTCTGAACATCGGTCGTGAATGTTCCGGTGACGATGAGCGCGTTGACGACGGCCACCATCTTAGTCGCAATCTCGTTGGCTTTGATCGAGGCCCATTGATCCATCATGTTTCCGGACTGATACTCAATGGTAGTGAGGTATCCGCCTGAGGTATACTGGTGAGGAGTCGCAGTAACCGGCGCGACGGTGCCGACAAAGTTCGTAGTATCCTCGAACGATGTTGCGTCGGTTTGAGCCGTGCCGCCAGCGGTGACGGTGCGAAGGATGATCGGTTGCAGCGGAACTAGCGGGTTGCCGTCGCTGTTGTTCGTGAACGCACGCAAGAGTCCAAGCCGCGTCTGTAGTACGGTGATGGTCTTCTGATCGAGGAATGTTCCGAGCAACGTCGCGTTGTCGGTTCCAGTGTTGGCAGCCATCGGAGCGAAGCGTCGCCCCTGGTCGCGGTATTCGTTCCAGTTAGCGAGCATGTTTTGCACGCGCTCCTGCGGGGTTTTCAGATGCATCACGTGATCGAGACCGCATGACGGTCCTCCGGTGATGGCTGCGCCGTTCGGAATCATGAACGGCTGAGGAGTTGGAATCTTGGCAAGAATGCCAAGGATCCCTTCATCCTTCATCGCGGATTCGATAGTATCAGTTCGCGAGTCCAATCCGATCTTCCGCTCGGCAATGAATCCATCGACCGCCCGAGTGATTCGCTCGCGCTTGGCGGTTTCAAGATCCTTGCGAGCCTGGGCCAGTTCGGCTTTGACTGCGTTGATTTCTTCGGCGGGAGTGGAAGCCCCCGCGCTCGGCGTGGTGTTGGTAGCAGTGTCCATGTCGGACCTTTCAGTTTTGTTGTTTCGCTGAGGCGGGGGCACATCCCCCATGGCAGCCGGCGCTCGCCGGTAGCCAAAACGGTTTGAAACTCCGTCTAAATTTACTGGGTCATCGCTGGTTTCATCGGCAAGCCCATAGGCAACAGCTTCCTCGCCTGTCATCCACTTCTCCTCGTCCATTGCCGCTACGATCTCGGATTTTGGAAGTCCAGTTGCTTCCTCATAGATCGATGTTAGGACTTCGCCGTGTTTGTCTAGCATCTCTGCAGCCTTACGCATGTCGGACGCGTTCCCCTTGGCATACATCCACGGGTTATGAATCATCCACATGGACGCCTTGGGGGAGATAACTTTTGACGCAGCCAAAGGAATCACTGATGCGATGCTGACGGCATATCCGGTGATGTGCGCCGTGACATCAGCAGAGCGAGCCTTGATGGCGTTGTAAATCTCAAGTCCGTCCTGAACGGATCCTCCCTCACTGTTGATCCGAAGGTTGATCTTCCTGCCTGGCTGGATCGATTGCAGCGCATCAGTAAACTTCCTAGCGGTTGTTCCTGAATCGTCCCAGAACGTCTCGCCTATGGGACCAGATATGCGCAGTTCTACGGCTGGTTCGCTTGGAACGTCCCGCACTGAAAGGCTGAAGACTCGGTTTATATTGGTCATGGTGCGGGTGTTGGTTGGGTTGCTGGCAGGATGCCGAGTTCCACGGCAACCTTGCGTTGCTCTGCAAGCTCTCGAAATGCGTCCTCCCAATGGATTCCAAGCGGACCGTAAATCTGGCTGTAAGTAGTAACTCCAGCTTGAAGCTCGGAAAGCATGGCAGCCGAGTTTCGGCCTACATCGACGTTGACAGCTCGAGGTGATGGAATCGTTACGCGATACCAGTCAGGAGGAGCCGGATTGAGTGTCTCATCGAAATTCTTAGACTCTCCAATGACGTATTCCCATATCCTGCGAACCACTTCCTGCATTACTGCGCTGCGGCACTTGAAAAAGGTTGCAGCCATGTCCAAAGCGCCACGATATTGCGTGCCCTGCATCTGCTCAGGGAAGGCAAGGACTGACGGTATTCCGCAAGCCGCGCACACGTCTGCGCGCAACTGCCGAAGATATTCCATCGTGATAACCGATGGCCTATCGCTTTTGAACTGCTCAAGCTTCTCTTCTGGCCTTAAAACAATTGTCTCTCCACCAAGCCTCTCTTGGTATGCGGACACCTCGCTTGTGGTGGAGTTTGTGGAAACGTTTCCACCGTTTGCGATTAGATCCTCCGCCGACACTTCCCCTGATGCAGTCGTTAGAATGTTCGCCACCACTGCGGCAGCGCGTGCTGCTTTGATCTCAAGCTTCTCGATCTCGCTCAAATCAGCCAGCAAGTTTAGCGCCGAAGATAGAAAAGGGATCCCGCGATACTGACCAGCACGTGATGGCTCAAATACATGAATGATTGAACTCGCGGGAATCGGTTTTTCGTTTCCGTCAATGTAATATCCGATTGGGCGTCCGCTTTTCTCGTCAATCTTTACGCCATCGACAATGGTCTTTCCCTCGTCCGATATGAGCTTTTCTGGAGTCCTTACCCGATGCGCCTCGATCAACTGAAGCCTTGGCCACCGCCCAACTGCGTCCACCGTTAGCAGGATAAAGCATTCACCATCGAAAAACCACGATCTGGCAATCAATCCCTGGAGAGTCCCAAAAGTCTGCCGGGACGCGTTGTCAGCAAGCCTCTCCCAATTTGCCCACCACACCCTGGAGTCCTTGTTCCATTCACGATCTGAAGACTGCGGGTGAACAGTCAAACCAACTCCAACAGTGTAGGTCTCGAAGATATCTGCCAACCGATTGATTAGTGGAGAGTTCCTTTCCCAGAATCTGGCCTTGGCTTGAAGAGTGGATCGAGTTGCAGAAGGCAGATCAAGCCTAGCATCTTGGAATGTGGTCGGGATCCACGGATATCCAACGCGATATCGGGCGCCCTCGTACCAAGCGCGAACCGCATCCTTTGCACGCTGGAAGAAGTTTCGCTTCATCCGTAGACGTGCAGATTTGTGGTGCGATTGTTGAACGAACGAACAGCAGACGGAATGTCATCTAGGGCATCATCAACGCTTGATTCGCTGATATGCTCGCGAGCCCAATTCGCTAGCTCCATTACGGTCGCCGCCGTCCACCCAGGGAGAAGCTGAAAGCCTGCGCTGTGCCCGTTCGCGGCAGTGGCCGTCAACAGCGCGCCACCTTTTATGGTGTCAACAGCGGCAGTCCTCCATGTGGAGATGAAAGCGTTCCGAAGGTTAGTAGTCGCTCCGCCCTCGTCGTAAACGTACCTGATGAACTCTCTGCGTGTCGCTGTGTCAGCTCGCACGAGAGCAGCAGACACCAGACAAAAGAAATCAGCTAGTGTCAGTGCGGGTCATTGCGAGACAATTCTGGTCAGACGCCCGCATGGCTTGTCTACTTTTGCCAAAAAGGTGATCGCAGCTCGCAGTGTTGTTCTGCCTGCGATCATCCTAAATCCCCTTCTCCGCATCGCCTTAACATAGCTATACGACCGACCAAGCTCATCGGCAAGTTCCTTCATCGAAAGAAGCCGTTCAATTGTCATTTGGTTGCTTTGGTTTCGATCTTCCTGCCCCATGGGAAAAGCCTCACGAGCATCGCGAAAGCCAACGCCTGCACCTCGCAATCGAGCCAGTGGTCAGCTCGCCCGACGCTTCTTTTCATCCACTCGCTAATTGTCCTGCCTGTTCTTTTCTGGTGCCACGCACGTTTCACCTTGGAATCCATGTGATGCCAATATTCTGAATCGTGCTCATGGTTTTCCATTACCTCCCAACGAATGCCTCCATCGGATTTATCGAATGCCCTAACCCTGGCTAGGATATCCAAGACTGACGGTCCGGAGAACACGAACAATGGAAGCTCAAACTGAGTATGAGCTAACGGAGCAGCCGATAGATTGAAGATCCTTGGCTGTTTCGTGATTGGATCCTGCCACCGACTTTCCCTGGGCATTCCCTTGGCCGGCATCCACCCAACGGCCAGAGGCTTCTTCGCAGACCTCGGCATCAATTTGCATGTTCTGGAACATTCCGAATAAACCTCTTCTGTCCTATTGCCGTCGCCTGAATCGATCACGGTTCGGTTGTCGGCAACTCCAAGTCCAATCTGGGCCTCCCTCAATGCCTCCCATGTTTCGCATCTTCCAACTCCGACCCTCCTGCTGTGCCCTGTTCCAGATGAATCGAACTCGCGAACTACCCAGAAAAACTCACGAAGCTGAACATCTACGCTCATGATGCGCTGCGTCTTCTCCGCAAGCGGACCATCCTTTGCTGTCACTAAAATCTCTGTTCTTTCGGTGCGGCTGTTCTCGCTTTCAGAAGGTTCCGCAAGGAATCCATTAATGAAACCAAGTATTCCCTCAGTGCTCCGCTTGAGTTCAAGGAACGTCTTCGCCATCGCTCCGAACATTGTGGACGGACTCGACGCATAGATCGATGGAAGGTGACGACTCCTAAAGTTTGTAGGAGCACCCGTAAACGTCGGGACCCACTTTCCAGCGCGCACGATCTTAGTTTTGTGGTGATCCTGAATGTGGAATCCGCAGAATGGACACTCGCACCTGGCCGATTTGAAAACCCGATCATAGTCCCATGTTCCATCTTCCCGCTTAGCTTCTTTATCCCAGGACATCCAAGCTTCGCGCCCGTCAATAGCCAGTGTCGTATGTTCCTTTGACCACGCCAGAAATACTCCCTTCCCACAACCCGGGCATGGCACCTCGTAGCGTCTCTGGTCTCCCTTCAGGAACTCTACCCACCCTGGGCCATCCATCGTCGATGGCGTGCTGGTTTTTATCTTCTTGGGACGGGCTGAATCTTTTACCCTTTGCTCGGCAAGGTTGATTGCCCCGGCCTCTCCTCCCCTCGTCTCCTTTGGGAATTTGTCCATTTCATCCAGCACCACAACAGACTTTGGCCTGGAAGATAATCCGCTAGGGCTATTTGAACCAACAAAGTTGATGATGCTTCCGCCCAGTTCCTGCTCCAGTTTGGTGAAATCAAAACGATCCGCTCCGGTTGGGATGAGCCTCGACAGCTCAGGCGTCTGCCTCACCAAATTCATCCACCGCTTAGACGAGAACGATCTAGCCAAAGCGATGTCTGGCAATACCCACAAGATACCGCACGGATCACATGCGACTAGGTATGCAACGCCCGATTGAATCGCAACAGTCTTTCCAGCCTGACTCCCAAACAACGACACCGAATCCGTCACCGAAGGGTCGGCGAAGTCGTCGGCAACCTCCATTGCGTACTCGCGCCCAAGCCACGACAGCGGACCCTGCCCCCGCCCCTCCGATGCTGGTAGAATGATGTTCTCTGCTGCCCACTGGCTCGGCTTGATTCTGGGCACATCGGCAAACCACCTGTTGATCGCCGACACAACCTCCCGAAAAGCGGACTCATTCACCGCTTTCCTCCTATGCCCCGAATGCGCTTACGGGTCGGATGAGCCTTAGCCTCTTCGTCTTGTGCGTTTTCGAGTGATATGTCGGCGATGAACTTAAGAAAACCATCCCGCCACACCGAGCAGGCCTCGATGCCAAACGCCGGATCGGACGGGTTTGTCTTCGGTCCCAGGATCGCTGGCATGGCTAGGACTTGCTGCCGCGCCCCAGAGAGCTTCCGGTTTATGAATCCCACGACTTCCTCCAGCGGCACAAGCTCGCGCTTGGCCTTACGAATATCGATCTCCAGCAGTTCCGCCCGCGCATTCGTTTCCCGAAGACGCGCCTCCGCTAGCTCAGGGGTCAATCGGTTCATTTGCTTTGCTCCACAAAGTGCAAACGATTTGCAGTAAATGGGTAAACGAAGACGGTTTGAGTCCTAAGTTCCACAATACCAAGGCACAAGC